GTTATTAAAAACAACTGTTCATTGTCTTTATCACGTTCTTTTATGCCATCGTTTTTTTCTCGCTCCAATTGATCACGCAATTGTTGTTGGTCACTTGCATCCACTGAATAAATGGCTTGAATTAATTGTGCGCGATCTATATTCAATCTCTCCAAACTGGAATCCAAATCCCGAAGTGGTCCGTCCATAATTCGCTTGACATAACTCATAAAAATATCGGTTTCGAGAGGACCGACATAATAAAAAAAGAAACATATTTCCAAAATAGTAATACTTGCAATATGAAAAAAAACTTGATACATTAGTTATTATAATTTCTCATTTTATCTTTCGTAATTATATTTTTAACATAGTTACGAAATATGCAACCTTGCCAACCAATTCTTATAACTTACCAGTCTTATATTCTTCCTCAAAAAATAAATTTCATGGCGGCTCGCTTTTCAAAAGTGGTTTGCTTAGTCCTTTTTCCAAGAAATTCGAAATAGCGACGCGCCAAATGATAACGCTGTTTTACCTTTTTCGCATTGGGATATTTCGTCTTGTGATGTTTCAACATGGCTTCTAAACGCACTTTCATGATCATACCCACTTGCCAAATACGCTTATGACTATACTTTTTGGTTTTGTACAATTTTTCGAGTTTCGTAATTGTATTCTTCACGTCTTCGGGAGTGCTGTATTGGATCGGGATTGTATCGCTGGGATCTTTGTCAATATAGACGTCGAAGCTTTTATCGGGATTATTTGGGTGATATAAAAATTGTTTCTTCGTTTTGTTTTTCTTGGATTTCGACTTGTGTTGTTTCCTCGACTTCATTTTCTTATAATAAAATGATAAAAAAATGACTTACACTGTGGCGAAAAACTCCCAGTCCAGGTCTTCGCACACTTTCTTCCAGATCATGTCTTGCTCCAATTGTTTTTCGCGGTCTTTCATCATGGGAATAAAGGGCAAATACTGGCTTTGGTCCAAGAGAACACACAATTGATACAACGTATAAGTATAATTGAAGAAATTCGTGCGATTGGGCGGACAATGCACGGCCCACGGTTTCTGGATTTCGATGAACAATACACACAATGTTTCGTGCAATTCCTCGTTCATAATGGGCGGCTTGATACCAAACAGCGAATTAATGTATTGAATGTGCTCGAAATATTTGTTGAGGCCCAATTTCCGCAAGATTTCGCGCATTTTATCGTAATTGATTTCTTTCATATCTGTAATGCGCTCCTTTTTAATACGCGCCTTGATCTGGTCGATGACTTCTTCGGGGATTTGCGTGGTTTCCTTCGCTTGGAACTGCGACAATATTTCTTTAAAGTGGTTCAGGCGAATATAGGCAGTATAAGACACTTCATTGGGTGGTTCTTTGTTGTTGGGCTTGTTGCTATCCACAATATGGGTAATAAATCGCCCGCATTTCAAATTATTGCAAATCATGACACCCTCATCTTCTTGTGGTACCATTTCACCTTGGTTGCACACATCACACACGTCACATGAGACGAAATAATCTTGGATATTGGTAAATTCATTATTGACATTGTACCAATAATCTTGATACAGTTTTTTGGCTTGCACATATTTAGCCACGTCTTGTTTCTCTGGATTGGTCGATTTCACTTTGAAAAACGAATTGAGCACATTGACGTTTTGAGGAGGCTCTCCGGAGGAAATTTGCTTCTTGGATTCGAAATAATCGAAAATGAATTTGGAGTTGTTTAAGAAATAATCTTGTTTTTCTCGTTGCATAGATTTGATTTGTTTTTTCTTTTCTTGGATTAAATCCTTGGTTTCCATGATGGCATCAATGTGATTTTTAGGCAAAGTTTTAAGCTTGGTTTTGAGGGATTGTACCTCGTCTTGTAAATTTGGCAGCGTATGTGTTTCCAATCTTTCGAAATAGGCCAACATTTCACTGTGTTTTTCATCCAAGGAAGTAAGCTGCTTCTGGTTGTTTTTCTTGGAATGATTGGACATAGATTATAAACTCTTTGGATTCCAATTATTTAACTATTTTGTTGATTAATAAATATTGTTTTCTGGGATCATTATATATATATTTGAATAATGGATAACTATTATAATAATTCTTCAATAGTCAATACATATGCATATCCACCCTTTCCTTTTGAAAAAATAGCAGCAGAACAAGTAGAAGCACAAGTAGCAGCACAAGTAGCAGTAAACACAGCATTATTGATTACAGTAAGTATTATGCTATGTGGAATTGCGCATATGGAAGGTTGGCATGATCATCATTCTATATTTAATATGAATGAAGGGAGTATACAAAGTTATGTTAATGCATATATTCCTAGTTCTGAAATATGTGGGAATAAACCTCAACCTAGTGAGCCAGCATTCTTGTATTCTGTATTGAGAAATAAGGATATTGAAACACAAACACCACCACCACAGCCACCATTAGGTTTCTATAGACCGGGTGATGATATAAATATATATAAGGATGGAAGTAATAGTGAATGGCTCAAACAATTTGACACTGAATTACAAAAAAGATATATTATTTGCAGTGTGACTTTGGATAAAACCGGTAATGAATCAAAAATCCAACAATGTTTTACAGAAAACGATATAAATGAAGATATTTTTATATGTCGAGATGTTGCCTATGGAAATGTTGCTTATGATATAAGACGTTGGGGTCCTAATTCTGTAAATTCTAAAGTTACTAAAGTGTATAACGTTCAAACCGCATCAGGAGTATATGACCCAGGTCCAAGTGTGAGTTATTATTCAGATGCAGGAATAAAGTGTGGATATCAAGATATTAATGGTGATACAATAGTAAGCGATAACACAGCACCAAAAGCAAAAGGAAATTCACGATATTGTTTATTTAATGATTCTAAGTCAAACGAACAGATAACTACATATCCTGCATTTGGTCGATCGACAACGGATAACCCGACAACGGATAACCCGAAAATGGAATCACCTGAGGAAATGATGTATTCTAAATTCAATAGTCAGTTATTTGGTGAAAATTTGGCCTCTTATTATGCTGGTGCTAATGTATCTACAGAGATAGATACAAAAACCGCCAAATCGATTATTGATTCGTCCCAAGTTAACTTAGTGGTTGAATATGAAGAACCCGTTGAAGATCAAAAAGGTAAATTATATATTGTAAATAAACATTCATCGAACAAAGCTACCAGTATGTTAGATTTACCGTTTATATGTTCTTGTTTAAAATATAGTGCAGCGGTGGATGCAATAGATATTGTAAAAAATACTTATCCGTTTGAATATTACACGATAATAAATCAATCAGGACCATTGAAAATCATGACAAAGAAATTTGGTGATAGTGGAATTGCATTACAAACATTACGTAACGAATTTAATTTTTATAGTTTCGAACCGACCATCATAAACACAAATCAAGAAAAAAAAGTAATTATAAAAAGTGAAGTAAGTAATGGAATTCATGCTTTTCTTAGTTACGACCAAGTTGCGATTGGTGCAGCATTAGAATATGGGTGTCCGGTCGTAATGTATAATGTAAATAAAACACTATCAGGAACTCACGGAGGAGTACTACTATTTATTAGTAGAAAGATAAAGGAAGAGTTTTCGAATCCAAATAAAATTCGAACAGAATTAAACTCTAAAATAGCGACGGTGGCTAATACTGATCTACTTAATACTGATCTACTTAATACAGGTAGATATGTACAAGGGAAACTGGATGAAGTTAATAATTATGCGCAAAATAGAATCGGTACCATCCTTAGTGAATATATGAATAGAATGGAACTCATAGTGGATAGATTAACGAAATGGAGATCGTCCAACGAAAGCGCCCAATACGATATATGGTATCAAAATTATTTGAGGCTCGCATCGATAATAACCAAACACGCAAGTCAGGTTAGTTCAGTAATGAAATTAATAACAAATCTTCAAACAAACTACGCAAAAATAATTATCATAGGTCAAGCTGCTGTATACATTTACAATAATAATGTTAATTCTATTAGAGATTATGCTACAACAGATGATGATGCTGTTGCTACTACTGTTGCTAATATAATTGTTACTAATCTTACTAATCTTACGAATAATACAGATTTAGATACTGATGTTGCTGCCGCTGTTGCTGCCGATGTTGCTGCCGCTGTTACTGCGGCTAATATTTCTGGTGATAATATTAATTTGAAAAAATCTAACGTGGTATTAAAAGTAATATTAGATAAAATAAATGCAGCAATACAATTAAAGCCTCAAATTAATAAAATTACAGAAAAACTAACACTTATTGAAAAAACATTAACTATAGAGGTAGGAGCGATTGAAAACGTCCAGAACGAAAACCCGCCAGTTGTAATCAAAAGTTTTAGAAAAAACGTCAAGTTTACAAATGATATAATACTAAATCGATGTAATCCGTTTAGTGGACTCGGTAATGCAAGACGCATGAGAACAGTAAGAACTTTTTTTAATAATCCAAATGGTCTAGATCCATATGCGGTTGAGTTAGGTTTGGTTATCATAAAGCAATGTTTTGATGATTTATATGGAAATAGTGTTACTTTGAATGATATAAATGGAAATAGTGTTACTTTTGAAAACTATTTTACACAACAAATCCGAAAATTATTTGGAGATTTTTATCGTGTAGCTAATACTAAGGGCTTGAGACCCACTTATAGATTAGCATTAACGGGGATTCCTGACGGTTATCAGGATAGATTTATGAATGCGGGTCTAATACGTCAATATAATATTTCCAAACAAGAACAAAACGATGCTCTATTTGGAGGAAGGGTACCATTCGAATCACCATTAACAGAATCACCATTAACAGAATCACCATTAACAGAATCATCAACACCAACAAAATCATCAACAGAATCAACAGAATCAACAGTACCATCCAAATCATCAACAGAATCAACAGTACCATCCAAATCATCAACAGTACCAACAAAATCAAACACAACCGAATCATCAATACCAACAAAATCATCCAAATCACCAACAGTATCAACAGTACCAACAGTACCATCCAAATCATCAACAGAATCAACAAAATCATCAACAAAATCATCAACAGATTTATTGAGTGAATTAATAAAAGAAATAGGAAATATGATAAAAAAAACTCAAGAAAAAATGGAAAAAGCAGAAGACTTAAAAGTTAGTATAATCAAAAAGATGGAGAACTATTCATATGCAGAATTACCGTATGACATAATAGCAAAATCTGAAAAAATAGATTCAATAGAAAATGGATTCAACGCTTTGATAAAACTATTAGAAATGGTCAAGGAATTTATACATAAAAAAGGAACCAACTACATAAATCATAGTAATAAACCAGATTCCTATGAATTTTTACAAGCACGCATGCAATTATATCAAGTATTTTTCGTAATTTCATTTTTACAAACACTTAATCAATATCAACAATCAAATCCTAATAAACCAGAACAACAAATTGTTAAATCAGGTGGAGGAGAAAGATCACAAACACAAACAGGTGGGATTAGGGAATCAGCAATCAAGGGTATGCTTTTACGGAAATTCAATGAATTCAATGAATCCAATAAATTCAATGGGAGAGGACAAATAGGCTATAATCTTGAATTTGGTTTTGACAGTAATATCATTATGGAGTTTGATATAAAAGAAGATACACAAGAAAATACACAAGAAAATACACAAGGAAATACACAAAGAAGGCGTAAGCGCAAAGATCAACCCAAAGTTTTTAAGCAAAAGATAGATAATTTCTACAATAACTATAATTCTATAACTTTTACACTCGAAAAAAACAAAAAAACTTCCTATTCTACTACAAATACTACCTGGATTCTTTCTAATGATAAAAGTCCAGAGAAAATTTATCTTTCATTACAAAACGATGATGATGATGATTATGAAGCTGTCGACTATTTTAATAATACTTATATGTTGTTCATGGGATATGTAATTAAAATAGATGTCTATGACAACTTACTCAATAGTGTACGACGGGATGTACAAGATGCTAAAAGTAACCTACTTATCCAAAATGATCAATTAGAAGCTCAGGTCAAATATAATGAAGATAAACGCTCATTCGAATTAAACCATATGAGTCCGTCTGTCGAAAATGAACAGGATATTATTGAATCTCTTGATGTTATAATCGAATCTCCTAATGTTGGTGGAAATATTATGGATTTGATATTTGGAGAAGAAAATAGTGAAAAATATGACTATAGTCTTACTGGAAATGGAGAATTATATACTTTATTTGGGATATTAGCAACTGCTATCTATTCATTTTTCGATGAAAATAACTTTGAATATCCTTTGCTAAATTATCAGTTAGAAATGAAAGATAAATTATTTTCTTTTCTGGGAGTACAGAGTAATGAAACTATAGCAGCAGGAGGAGGTAAAAAGAACAAAAGAAAAATCACCAAAAAGAAGCGCAAACAAAAGAAACACACCAAAAAAATAAAATTCCGAAAAAAATCCAGTAAAAAACAAAGACACACAAAACGAAAAAAAGCGTAAGTGAATTAATATAAACATTTTGGTTTATATTAAACCATGGATCCCATAGAAAACTATCCCGACAGATTCGATCAACAATACAAAGATTACGAATTCCTCCCTTGCATGCTTTATTCAACTCAATTCGAAGGCGAACACCACAAAAAATACAAAATGGGGAGGTTTAAAGGTATCGACTCCAAAATAACAAATGCTGGAACATTATTGCTTAGTTTATACAAAACCCATCCAGATTCGTTTGATATAGCAAAAACGCATTTCTGGTTTATGGAAACCGATCCACGCGCCAAACACCAAACACAACAATTCGTCATCAACCTTTTTAAGGGTCGTCTTTGGATAAACAAATACCCCATGTACTTAAAACATCTATATTTATTATATTATCAGAAAGCACAGACGAACAATCCACTACCTTCCGATTGTTTATATGCGATTAGCCTATATTTAAAACCGAATACAATATTCGACTATGAAGTAATATGGGACAATTGGGCATAAAATTGATTATAACACTCGTTTTGGTTTAAATAAAACCATGTATTATAAAAATGATCAATTGCGTTTATCGCAAGAGTGCTTAGACGCCTATCCAAACCAATTTTACCAAGAATACAAACACTATGAATTCTTAGAATGTGCCGTATATTTAAAACACCCCGATGATCCAAATGACATAACCTGCATTCTGGGTCGTTTCAAAGGTATGAATAAAGAAGTCCGCAATGGAACCACACGTGTTACAATTTACGACAAATCAACAATCGCGAATGATTTTGATTTGCTCCATCGAATTAACTTTAGTATATTCTTAGACGACCGTATGAAATATCATTGTCATCTATATCCGATTCTTCCAAATGGTTCCTGTATATATGTAAATATATATCCAATTTATCAAAGAGAACTCCTGTTATTGTATTTTCATTTACTCACACAAAAAACGTCTTTATTACCAGAATGTATGGGAGTCATTGGTGATTACTTAAAACCGCGCTCTCATCGTGATTACAAAATCATTTGGAACAATGGACTATTGTAATTTACGTTTGAAAAGATCCTTAAAAATGCTATGTTTATACTAAGTATGTCAGAAAGAGAAACACTCACCTCGGAAATTCCCAATGATTTTTCTTTAAACAAAAGGCAAGTCCAAATCATGGCATTTTTATTGAATGCCCTGGAAAAGGGATGGTCCATTAAAAAGAAAGACAATGAATATATATTTTCCAAGAAACACGAAGGAAAGCGCGAGGTGTTCCAAGAAAATTATTTGGAAACATTTGTTCAAACAAATTTAGATATGTCTATCTTGGATACCAAACCATAATGCATAATACAAACAACAAAATCACACAAGAAAAGCATGTTTATAGAAATCCTCTAAACATGGTTTGCTATTCATTTTATTTAGCCGTTTTTCGAAAATCCGGATTTGCCAAAATAATCATTGGTGGTGATTCTTTAGGCATTTCTGTTTTTTTCTCGTCCTATTGGCCTTTGGACGATAATTTTGGTAAATTGCAGTCATTTTGGGCGTTTTGGACCATAATTTATGCACACAAGTTGCTGTGTATTACTTTATAAAAAAATCGCGGGTTTCTTTTTTTATTTAAATTCATTTTCTCCGAAATTATTTTCTATACTAACATTATAAGAAATGGCAGGAGCACTTATGCAACTCGTCGCCTATGGCGCCCAAGACGTTTTCCTTACCGGAACTCCCGAGATCACTTTCTGGAAGGTGTCCTACAGACGCCACACCAACTTTGCTATGGAATCCATTGAGCAAACCTTTTCTGGCCAAGCTGACTTCGGCCGTCGCGTAACTTGTACTATCAGCAGAAACGGTGACCTTTGCTACCGTACATACCTTCAAGTAACTCTTCCTGAGATCAACCAATCTATGTTGGCTCAAGGTTCCCCTGCCACTGACGGTGTATATGCCCGTTGGTTGGACTTCCCTGGTGAGCAATTGATCGCTCAAGTTGAGGTTGAAATTGGTGGCCAAAGAATTGACCGTCAATACGGTGACTGGATGCACATCTGGAACCAACTTACCATGCCTGCTGACCAGCAACGTGGATACTTCCAGATGGTTGGTAACACCACCCAGCTAACATACATCACTGATCCTTCCTTCGCTAACATCAGCGGACCTTGTGCTGCTGCTGGTGGCCCAACCCAGGTGTGCGCTCCTCGCAACGCTCTTCCTGAGACCACCCTTTA